CCGACATCACCGCCTGCCATGCCGTACAAACCACCGGCAGGGCCGCCACCGGCGCGGCCATAGCCGAACAGGTCAGGCGCACCGCCAAACTCATAAGCGTTGACGTTGGCTCCGGCTTGCCCCATGCCCATTAGGTCGGGCGCACCCTGCACCTGACCGTAACCGCCAAGCTCGGTTTGCAGATTACGAAGGTTAGGCTGGAAAGGTTGCCCTATAACGCGCTGTGCGGTTCCTAGGGCGGTTTCGCCAAGACCGGCAAGCCCAAGGTCAACTCGCTGCTGGGCCTCTAAAATTTTCTGTTGTTCGGGCGAAAGATACTGCTCAATGTAGGGCGTATCTTGATCGGTCATTTGGGTAAATTGTTCACGAGTTGGGGCTATCGGCTTCGGAACGCCGCCAACACGGCTAACGCCGCCGCCGTACACTCCACCCATGTACATATCGCCATCGCGGTCAATGGCTCCAGCGCCTTCAATCTGTTGCTGGCTGTACGCCTCAAGCTGCTTGTTGTAATCCTCCATCGCTTTGTTGTAGCCAGCCTCGTCAAACACGGACTTGCCGAATGTGACGCGCTGACCGCCGTAGGGCGTGGATACGTTAGGATTGGAGATGCGAGCGGTTAGACGGGCCGCATCCAAGTTAGCCTGACCCTGCGCCTGTGCGGCAGCAGCGTAATCAGGTGCCGGAGGTGGTTTCGGTGACTTTTTGCCCATAACGCCTTCCTAAAAACCGACACGACTCCCGTGCCATTGTTAAAAACACGATGTCCCCGTCGGTGTCGGCGTTATGGATACGCGCTTCCTCGGTGAACCCCATTTTACCCACTAATCGCAATGCTTTGCTATTCCCGCTTGACACGGGAGCGATAATTTTGTCAACCCCACAGACGTTGAAGGGGTAGTCGAATATGGCCGCGAGGTAGGCAGGGGTCATTTTCCCCTGCACCGCTATGTGGCATACGACGGAGCGACCATTCCAGTTCTCGTACACCACACCGGCCACCAATTCGTCGTTTTGGCGTAGCCCAAGGGCGTTGGAGCGAACGTCATGATAGCCGCCTCCAGTCTGGGAGCAGACCCATTCGCCCACTTCGGGGCTGCTTTCTATACGCCAGCCCATCCGATTTGATACACGATATCTGTGGAAGCCCATTGCAACTGCAAGTTTTTGCTAGTGCTGTTTAGCTGGATACCGGCGCAGTAACCGATGCCGGTTACGCCCTGCCAGTTGTTGCTAATGATCGTGTCCTGACCCCAAATGCCGTTGTCCCATGTAGAGGTGTTCCATGTGCCATACGTTGATGGCGAGTACGACAACGCTGCCGTAGACGGCGCAAGGTCAAAGTCCACGTTAATGTCGATATTGATGGCGGGCTGGCCATTGCTGAACAAGCTAGGCCGTGCGCGGGTAAAGTATTTCTTTACGCCCCGCGAATCAAAGTAGTTAAACGCCTGCAAAGCCCGACCGTCGATATTGTTAGTGTCATCAACGTAGCCGGTGCTGCCAATCGTCCAACACTTGCCGACAAACTGATTACCACCGAAATACGGGTCGTCATTTAGTAGGTTGAAGCAGTTAGCGCCCCACCCCGTAAACCGGCACCAAGCCTTCGTAATGTTGTTCATCACGAATTGCTCTTGCGAACCCGTGGCAACCGGCACGTTCACAATCAACGCATTGTTGTTTGCGTTGTAAATCATGCCCCAGCCGAAGTTGTTCTTGTAATTCTGGGCAGCAGCGGCAAACGCGCCCTGAATCTTGTCTGACAACGCCACGTTGGGGTCGAGGCGGGACGACTGCAACGCTGAAGCAAGCGGGAACAGCCCGTCTAGCGTCAAAAGCAGCAAGTCGCCGCCGTATTTCATCATGCAACGCTTGGAAATAGGCGCACCCACCATCCAAACGCCGATCAGCGCCCATGTGGAGGCGCTAGAGGGGTCGGTGCCGCGATAAACGATGATTTCGCCCTTGTCGGTGACAAACACAAGGTTGTCATCCACACCGTAACCGGCGTCAATCGTCCACGTTCCGACCGCTACCAGCGTACCGCCGAGCTTGGCGACGGCAGACAGGTCAAGTTCCTGCGCTGCGCCGCCCACCGAAAGCGTCGGCAAGTACCACGCTTTGAGAGTGTCCTTTTGGATAAACCAAATACGGTTCTTAAACAACGTGATATTGGCAAGCGTGGTGGTTGTGACGCCCGTAATGGCAGGCGTTGACGCTCCATCTAGCGCAACCCATGTGGAACCGTTGTACAAACGGGGCTTATCAACCCCGTTAACGCACATCATGTAATTACCGCCGGGGGTAGTTACGTTGATGTACTCCCACCGGGCGTTAGTCAGGCCGCTAACGACCGCTGCGCCCACCGCGCCTGCAGAGGTTACGTCGTAAAACCCCGTTCCTGACGCGGCAAACAGTTTGTTGGTAGCCGCTCCAGCGTAGCTAAAGAGGCTTTCTACCTGCCCCGGCAAGCCGGTAGCGTGTTTGACGTATCCACCGCGCAAATTGACGTTAGAAACGCCGGGGAACAGGTTATCCAGCGTGACGGCATCCGTGGGAGCCATGTTGGCGAGTGAGTCACGGGCGTTCCAGCCACCAATAGGCGCGGGCAACGAAGCGACGTTCGCCACCGCACGTTGTACAAATCTTCTGCTTCTCAAAGCCATTATGATAACATCCCAATAGTCATATTAAGGGGATTAACATGGAAAATTGGAAACCTGTTGTCGGTTTTGAAGGTGTGTACGAAGTTTCTGATTACGGGCGTGTGCGGTCTGTTAAAACCAACCGAATTAAGGCTTACACAAAGCACGTTTACGATTTGCGTCCTTTTATGAACCTTTGGAAAGAAAACAAACAAAAAGTTGTGCGACCGCATACCTTGGTTTTGACGGCGTTTGTTGGCCCAAGACCAAAAGGCATGGAGTGTTGCCATAACGACGGCAATCCTTGGAACAACTGCCTTACAAACTTGCGATGGGATACGCCGCGCAACAATCAACTTGATCGCATTAAACATGGCACCTCCAACCGTGGCGAACGATGCGCGGCGGCTAAATTGACCACAGCGCAAGTCAACGCCATCCTTTCGGATACCAGATTGCAACGTGAAATTGCTGCCGATTATGGCGTTCGACAAAACACCATAAGCCGAATCAAATCTGGGAAAAGATGGGGTCATGTGATTCCCAAATGAGATTAATTCTCAGCTCCAAATCCTGAGTCCGGAATGTTGTCGTAGCCGATTAGCACCGTACCCGGTCGCGGGGCAAACGACAGATTGGCCGAGGCCGTGTCCTGTGCAATAGCCGTCTCAAGCTCTTGCAAGTAATCGCGGTAGATGGCCGTGGTGTCAAAGCCCTTGGCCTCGAAATACTTGAGCTTGGTGGACAGCACCATCACCCGATCTGGGTAGATGCAAGTGTCCGAGTCGGCGGTAAAGCTGGTCTTGGGGGTGCCGTTAGCGGCATTAGCCCATGCGTTGCTGCGGTACTCAAAGCCGAGCAACTCGCCCGCGTTCATACCCGGCCAAATCTGGAAGTATTTGCCCAGCAAGCGCCAGCGAATACGCGGGCCGGTGCTGATGTAGCCCGACAGCAGCCATTCCCATTGTTGGGCAGACTCAGGGCCAAGCATTTCCCAACGCTTGCTCTTGTCCCAATGGGTGCGGTTTACCGTGCTGTAGTAGTCAGCTGGAAGGTCGTATTTGACCTTCTGGAAAATGACCTGTGCGTTGACCTGATTGGAGGTCGGTTCGTAGTTCAGCGTGACTTGGCTGGCGCTGTCTACGCTGGTGATATACGTCGCGTTGGGGATGCCATCGCCCTGCACTTGGTAGGAAGTAGACAGACCGGCAGTAGAGGGGATGCCCGTAATCGTGTACGCGCTATCCGTCCATGTGCCGGTTGTCGAAATGGCTTCCGTGTAGAACGTATGCTGGCGGGTCAGTTCTCGCCAATCAGCACGACGCATCAACTCGTAGCCAGAGGCGTTCATCAGCGCCAAGATTTGAATAACATCTTGGTTGCTGTTGCCCGCTACCGTAGCCGGTGTAGCAACGCCCAGCTCGTTCGTGACTTGCTGGACAAGTTGAAGCATCGTGGTCGTGGACATACGTTATCCCTCTGCGGCTATTTCCTTCGGCGGTCTGCCACGGCGCGGCTGCGAGCTAATAAGCTCTGCCATCTGCGCTTGCAGTTCCGCTAATTGCTTTTTCGTTTCTTCCAATTCCGCATTGTTGTCCATGCGGTTTTTGCGGTTGAGGTATTGACGGGCGCGTTCA